ATTTTAATCGGTGATGGCACAGAGTTTGCATCTGCATATCCAGTCACATATTGCACCTCTATCGCATTTGCTACACGCAAAGCTGTTGGAAAAGTCTCTCCTGTTCTGAGAACTAATCTTGCAGGTTGTCTTGCATTATCAAGATAATACTTTGAACTTGCAAAAGTTGTTGCTGTATCACTATCATCGTATGTCTTAACATGCGTTATTGAGCTGACATTTGGAAAAGGTAAATCAATATAGTCTTTATAATAATTTAAGTACGGACCAGTTCTCATTCCTTCCCAAAGTGGGTCTTCATAGTCTTCAAGTGTGTCAATAAAAAGTCTCAAAGTCTGCGAAATGATTGCTCTGCTCACATGTTCTTCTGCAACCTTTCTTGCAGTTATAATTAAAGAAGTTATAAGGGCATCATCACCACTTGAGTCAACCCTCAAATATGATTTTGTCTCTGATTGTGATAAAGGCTCTGATGCAGGCTCAGTATGAACAGTTAGACCTGCCATATGTCCCCCTAGTTAGTTTTTTTCTTTTCTGCCTTTGTATCTACATTAACACTATTATCAGATTTCATTTCATTTATCTGTAATGCTAGTAATCTAATCTGGTGTTGTAAGTTAGCAATCTCTTGTTGTGCTTGTAAATATAAAGACTCAAAGTTTACTTGTGAATTTTGTGTATTGTCATCTGACATATCTTTCTCCTGTTAATTAAAAAGTTTATCTATGAACAATCCGATCATAGCTGTAACTATTAAACCATATTGTCCGTAAATTAAATACTCTAATTTATCAAATCTTTTAGAACCACTATCAAAGCGTTTGTCTATATTCTCAAAGCGTATTGCACACTCTTTTTCAAATGCTTCAATAGTGCTGATTGTGTTCGGTCTAGCCATTAGCTACTTTTCTTTTTTGTAGTTTTTTTAGCTGTTGTTTTTTTCTTTGTTGTTTTCTTTGGAGCTTTGCCACCTTCCCATGCTTCATTAACATCTGGGGTTGATGGGTCATCGCCCTTTAATTGACCTTTTTTGTTTCTTGCTCTTTTTGGTTTGACTTCGGCTTCTACATCCACTGTATCTTCTGGAGTATCAACTTTTACTTCTATCGCCCAACCATTATTTACAAAAGTGTCCATAGCTTCTTCTTGCCAACTTTCTTGAGCATCTACTATTTCATCTGCTACGTATAGTTTTATCTCAGTTCCATCTTTGTTTGCTGTTGCAGGTTTTGGAACTATTACTTTATATTTCTTTGCCATCTCTTTCCTCTTTAAGTGTGGGGTGTTGCCACCCCACTAATATACATCAATTATGCAGTTGATAATGAGTCTGCATCAGTGTTGTGTCTTGCACTTCCTTTGATGATCGTTGCAGCTATTGGTGTTCCATTTGAGTGTGTACCAGTAAAGTCTGCTACTACTCTAAGATACCTTTTGCCACCAACATAACCTATAGAGGTTACTTGAGGTGTCTCTGCGTTTGCATCTAAAGTTAAGAAAATCCCATTTGAGTCAACACTTCCATCAGTTACATGTAAAGAACTTGTTACTGCTGTGTATGTTGAATCATCATCTGAATCTTCTAATTTGAAGTCAATTTTTACTGTGCTTGAAAGAGTGTCCCCTTCAACCCCAGTGTCAACAACTGCTGTTGCAGATTCAAAAAACTGTAAATCTACGCCAGTGCCATTAGTATCACTTGTACCAACAACAGGTGCGATTGATTGAATAATACTTATATTATTTGCTAAATCTTTCATAATTTACCCCTTGCTTACGCTGATACTTTTTGTTTTACAATTGCTTCTGCTTGAACAACCTGTCCACCAACTCTACGTCTTGCAATGTATCTTACATTTCCAGTTGTAGCTTGTGTGAATGGGTCTCTCAGAACTGCTAATGCAACTCTGTCAACAATTAAATATGCTCTGTTAAAATCTCCAAATGCGATTGGGAAAGTTCCTGCACCAACATTTGGCATATCTGTTGCTTCCACATAAGGATAACCTAGAATAGTGTTTGGAACACCAGACACTAAGCTCATCCCTGCTTGGAACACATATTGTCCTGCTGTATCTTTTAATTTTCTGATATCAGCTAATGTGCTTCTGTTTAAAACAAAAGTAGCATTAGTTGCATATTCAGATTTAATTGAGTGAACAAGCGACAAGAGTCCATCTGCTAATAAAGCTGTGCCATTCCCTGAATTAACAGAAGAAACACTACTATTAGTCATAAACCCTTCTGGTTTGCCAACAGCATTACCACTTACAAATGCAGTTCCTTCTGCCTTTGCAAATTGTGTACTAAATTCAGATTGCATTTCAGCTTCTAGATCAAAGACTGAATCTTCAAGGTCTTGCTCTGAAATATCCACTAAAGCGTAATGCTCGTGTGCAGGGATTTCTTCAAGACCAACTGTATAACCAGTTGTTTCTGATCTTGTTCCACTTTCAGCAACCCACTCAGCAGCAAATGTTCCAGTTCTTTTAGGAACTTGGATACTTCTTGCACCTGTGCTTCTTACTCTAGCAATACTTCTAATAGGTGAAATTTCTGTTACTGTTTTTAACAGTTCTCTCACATACTCTGGTGGTGCTAAATAACCACCTGTTGAATCATTACTAACTGTAAGTGCTTTCTTTTCTGCATCTGATAAAGCATCAAAACCTTTTCTGCAGTATGCATCAAAAGTTTGTAAACTTTCGTCAATGGATTTTGTGTCAAAACCAGAGTTAGGTCTTTTTAAGACTGTTTCTAGTTTATCAATTTGTCCCTTAACGTCAGTTGCATTTTGCTCTGCAACAGTAATTTTTTGATTTAAGTCTTCATAAGAATCAAGTTTGGCTTCAATCTTTTCTAACTTCTCGTCTAAATACGCTGTTCCATCGCCTTTTTCTACAGCTTCAAGTCTCTCGTCATTTACTTTTTTAAATTCTTCAAAAGCACTTCCAAGATCATTTATGCTGTTCTTAATATCTTCTGACATAATGTCCTCCTAATTATTAAGAATTTTTAAGGTTTCAGTTAAGTTTTTTATCTCGTCTAAGAGTTGAGTTGTATTATCAGCATCTCGCTGATCAAACGACTTGTGAACTGCACCTGCAGCCACTTTTGCTTCAGAACGTGATAGATTGAAAGCATCTCGCAGTCCATTCTCCCATTCCCTAATTGAAAGATCTTCGCCTTTTACTGATTGAATCGTAGCTTTCGGATTCATCGGAAAAGTAACAAGAGATACTTCCATTAATTCTGCTTCTTTGATTATTCTTTTATTGGCGCGTCTATCGTATTCAACTTCTTTTGGATTTACCCTAAAGCCAATACTGAGACCATCTAATGCACCCATTTTCATAAGTTCATACGCTTCTTTACCTGCTTGTGTTTGTAGGGCAAGTCTGCCTTTCACATATAAACCTTTACTGTCTTCTCTTATTTCATCAAAGACCCCAATCGGCATATCTGTTTTGTGTTGATATAAAAGTTTGATTTGGTTTGGTTTTTTTCTTTTCAGAGTTCGCATAAATGCACCCTGTTCAATTACATCATTACCTAAATCTTTATTACCGAAAACCGAACCATATCCTTCAAAGACACCATAATCTTTGTCTTCTTCATCTTCTAAATGTCCACCCTTAAACTCGGTTTTGTAATCTATGAAATCAGATTCTTCTTTTTTCTTTGGTTTTTTCTTTTTGGGTTTTTTGCCCATGCCATAACCACTCTCTTCATTTCCAGTCAGTCTTGTATAATCTGCATGACTTGAACATGGCATGAAATAAGTGTTGCCATCTTCATCAAGCATCTGTGTCCCACTGCATCCTATTTCTTCTGCTCTTGCTAGAGCTTCTTCCTCTGTTGTAAAAACGTCCTCTCTGACTTCTGCTTTGCCATCTAAAGAATCTTCCTTATATGAATTATAACTACTGTTACAGACTGCTGATCTTTGTCCTGAATCTGAATATTCATCAACCATAGTCTTATCTCCCATACATCTATCTAAAAATTGTTGCCTAGATTCTGTTGCTTTTGGTTTTGGTATAGGCATTTTTTCTATATATAGTAATACAATCGTTAGTCTAGCACAATATCTTGTTCATCTGCATAAACAATTACGCATCTGCAATTTATAACATTTTTTGCACCACCTTTTGGATCACCTGCAAAAGACATCTTTGCGCCACCATCTGTAAAGTCTTCATCCATATCTACTGTCTGTCCGTTAGCAATAGCATGTGCATCTCTTGTTCTGCCATCATTAGTAGCAGACCATCTTTTAACCATTTTTATACCAAGATCATCTTTCAGTGTCTTATGGTATGAGTGATTGGCAAAAGATGCAGCATTATGTGTCTCGGTTCTTGCAATTAGTGCTG